GGTAGCCGAGTCGAACAGGTTCTTGCCGGCGTTGGCCGCGTCGTCGATCTGCTGGGAGTACCAGTTGACCGCGTCGGCGGAGATCGTCGCCTGGGTGCCGACATCGGCGATCCCGTGCGCGGCGACCTTGGTCAGCGTGCCCGCCTCACTGGACCCGACGATCAGGTTCTTGAGCCCGTTGCCGAGCCCGGACAGCTTGCGCGGGATGTAGGAGATGATCCCGTACAGGTCGGTCAGCACGCTGATCGTCGAACCGGTCACGCCGATCAGGTCCGAGGTCGCCGAGAACACGTCGTGCAGCGCTTGCGCCGCCTGCGGGCCGTTGGAGGCGATCTCCTCGAGCGCGTCGCCGACGGAGTTGCCCAGGTCGCCGATGCCGTCGGAGATCACCCCAACAACCGGGCCCGCTTTCGAGACCAGGGATTCGATGCCGCGGGTGATGCCGTCGACGCCGCGGGTCAGCCCGGACACGAGCGGGCCCACGAACTGGGAGCTGTCGGCGAAGATGTTCCGGAACCGGTCGCGCAGCTGGTCGGCCTCGCCCTGAAGCTGGCCGAACGCGCCGAGCACCGGCTGGACGAACACCTGCGCGTCCGAGGTGAGTTCGGCCAGCAGGCTCGCGCCGAGCTTCTTACCGGCCGCCTGCACCTCAGGATTCTTCGCCGCCAGGGCCACGCCGATGCCCGCCGCGCCGATGCCCGCCCCGCCGATGATCGCCCCGGACAGGGTGGCCGCGACCAGCGGCGCGGCCAGCGCGACGCCGGCTCCGATCAGCTGCGGGGCCGAACCGGCCGCCGACTCGAACGCGCCGGTCAGCGACTTGGCCAGCTTCGGCGACACGACGTTGGCCAGCGACACGATGCCCTTGGCGAAGTCGCTGGAGATCTTGTCGCTGTCCTTCTTGACCTGGTCGCCGGTCTTCTTCATGCGCCGGGTCACCGACGCGGCGGCCTCGCCGGTCTTGTCGCTGGCGGTGTAGTTGAAATCGACGTCGCGGGCCATCGCTCACCCCCTGCGCAGCTGGTCGAGGGCCAGGTCGACGGCGTCGTCGATCGCGCCGAGAACCTCGTCGGAGGCGTCGGAGGCCGGGGTGGTGAAGAAGCCCGGCGGCACGCTCTGGGTGTGCCAGTCGTTCTCGCCGCGGCGTCCCCACGCCGGTGCCCGCACGCGGCCGCGGTCGATCGACTTGACGTCCGAGCGCGAGCCGGTCGAGTTGCGGCCGCCGCGCACCCGCATCCGTACGCGCCGGGAGTTGACCTGCACGGAGCCGTTGACCCGGGTCGAGGCCACCCACTTGCCGAGCCCGCCGCGCCTGGGCAGCGTGTCGGTGGCCCGCTTCTTGATCGCCTTGCGGATGTCGGGCAGGGGCTTGCGGATCGCCGTGCGCATCGCCTTGACCAGGGCCCGGCGATCGTCGAACGCCTTGATCTGAGCGGCCACGATGTGCCAGTCCGTCACGGCCGCCCTCCCTTCAGCATTTCGGTCAGCGTCACCAGGTCCCGGTCGGTCCACACCTCGGGGTCGTACAGGTCGCGTAGCGGCTGGCCGCTGCGCAGGGCCAGCAGGATCAGATGTCGTCGGGCTGACCCGACCGGGTAGGGTCCACCGTCTCGGACTCCGGCCCTGCGGCCGGGCGGACCTCGACGCACGCGGCGTCGAACTTCGGCCACGACAGCTCGGTCTGCTTGCCGCGTGCGCTGGCCGCGAAGGCGACGTACCGCTGCCGGACGGTGACCCGGTCGTCGTCGAAGAACGGCTGCATCTCCCACTTGGCGATGTCGCGCTGGTCGACCGCCACATCCCACGTAGCGCCGTCCTCCATCTCGACGGTGAGCCGGGCCACGATGCTGGCCATCAGGCCTCGCTCACGTCGGTCGTGACGTCGCCCTGGATCTGGAACGTCACGTCGAACTCGCGCCACGAGCCCTCTTCGCCGCCCAGCGGCATGGCGCCGGTCGGCACGAACATCGAGAACGAGCGGACGGTCTTGCCGACGCCGGCCTCCGCCTGGAAGACGACGTCGACCACGGTGCCTTCCGCGGCGACCAGGGCGGCGTAGAGGGCGGTGCCCTGCAGGCCGACCAGCTGGAAGGTGCGCGTCGGGGTGCCCTCGTCGACGACCTGCCCGGCCGGCGCAAGGGTCGTGTAGACCTCGACGTTCGATTCGGCGCTCGGCATGAGCGCGGTGTGGACGTCCTCGGCGTAGTCGACGGTGTCGATCTCGACGACCGCGTACCGCGCCTTTCCTGGCTTGTCGGCCATCGTTACTCCCTGGTCGTCGTGATCAGCAGCCCGTCGATCGGGCTCGTGTTGTCGCCGAGGTTCGCCGGGCCGTACCCGGTCACGTAGGTGATGGGTCGCAGCGCGGCGAGCAGCTCGTCGAGGTGGGCGTCGATCCACGCGTCGGCCGCGGCCTCGCCCTGCGGGGTGACGATCGCGACCAGCCAGGTGACGTCGAAGCCGACCCCCTCGTCGGCCCGCTCGGCGCGCCAGCGCAGCCACGCGTCCCCCGCCTTCGGCGCCGGGGGCGTCTTCTCGAAGTACTTCAGGCCCTCGATGCCGTTGATCGCGGCAGCGAACCCGGCACGGGCTTCGGCGAGCGTGCTCATCCGACCGGCATCCGGCGGTGGGTGGCCTCGAGGCGGCGCACCTCTGGGTCACGCGAGGGGATCACCGCGGCCGGGCTGTCCTCGGCGCCGGGGATCACCATCAGCGGCTGCGCGTGCAGCGCCAGGTTGCGCTGCACGCGCCGCTTCAACGCCTCGGCGAGGTCGGCGGGCATGTCGTCCGGGACCGTGCAAACCCGTTGCTGGGCAACGGTTTCCGCGTCGAGCGCATCCTGGATCTGCTCGTCGGTCCAGGAATACTCGCCGAGGTAGTCCTTGACGTCGTCGACCGTAACCATGGTTTACATACCGCCCAGCACCGAGTACTTGACCTCCGACGCGGTGCCGTCGATCGTGACCGCGCAGCGGCCGTTTTCGTCGCCCCACTCCCTCGCAACCCGGCCGGCCTTGTTCTGCCCGGCGGCCAGCGAGATCGTCCGGTCCGCAACGGCCAGGCCGCCGTCGGTGTTGTTCGTCGTGATCGTCACGACGTGTGCGCCGGCGCCGGTGTTGCGCCAGAGCACCACCGAGCCCGCCTCGACGGTGTCCGACGAGGCGGTGCCCGCACGCTCGGTGACCACGGTCCCGGCGCTGCTCATGACGTTGGTTGCCGCGTAGTCAGTCATGATCAGGTGGTCGTGTCGTAGGTGACCTGGCGGACGCCGTTGATGTCGCTGTTGGCGAACGCCTTGTAGCCCCACACGGCGATGTCGACCATCGCGACCGGGGCGTAGCCGCCGCCCGAGGCGGTGCCCGGGAAGTCGAAGTACTGCGGGGCGGTCGCGAAGCCCCACACGGTTGCCGGGTCGAACAGCCACGAGTTGTTGACCGAGCCACCCGTACCCGCGCCCAGGCCCCAGGCCGGGACGCCGGTGATGCCGCCGACGTCGATCGTCCGGAAGCGCGGCGCCACCGAGCCGTTGGCGTTCTGCGGGTTAAGGATCGGGAACAGCGGGCGGCCGTTGCCGTCGAGCGCGTTCACGAACGCCTTGTAGAGGTAGGGCTCCAGCGCGAGCGCCGTGAGCGTCTGACCGGCTCGGGTGAACATGAGGTCGGCTACCGCCGAGTCCCAGTTGGCGAGCAGCTGCGCCGAGGTCGGTGCCGCGCCGCCGGTCGCACCGGTGTTGAGGCTGATGTCCGCCGCCGCCGTGAGCGTGTTCAGGAAGGTGCCGGCGGCCAGCTCCAGGCCCTCGAACCAGTCGCGGCGCATCTGGTTGCGGATGAGCTGCGACACGGCCGGGTTGCCGCCCATGTCGAAGACCTCGCGGGTAATCGACGCCTTGCCCGACAGCGCGCTCGGGGTAACCGTCTGCGAGGTCGTCGTGTAGCCGCCCGCGGTCGGCTCGGTGCCCTCGGTGTGTGCGGCGACCAGGGTGCCCGAGGTGTTGTACTTCGGGAACACGAACGGCTGCACACCGTTGGGCGGGGCGCCCTTGTTGACGATGTTCCACAGCGGGTACTGGTAGTCCCGCTTGTCGACAAACAGGTCCGGCCGCTGGATCGCCGGGTTCGTCTCGTCGACGTCGGTGGTGACGACGGTGGCGAAGTCGGCCCGGATGAAGTCCATGGCGCGGCGGCCGGCGTCGGTCGCGGTGCCGCCCTTGTCTCCCGCCTTGAGCAGGTCGCGGACGTCGGCGGTGAACTCGTGATCGCCGCCGCCGGCGAAGTTGCCGGCCCGGTCGAATCGGTAGGGCACCGGCTCGCTGGTCACGGTCGCGACCGCGGTCCGGGTCGGGTTGACCGTCGGCCGCGGCTCGGCCGGGTTGAGCCGGCTCAACAGCTGGCTGAACTGGTCGGCGGAGAAGGTGACCGCCGCGGCGGTCGGCTCCGGGTTGGTCTGGCAGGTCGTCACGCCCTCCGCGTGGACCTGACCGCACGTCGCGCAGGGCATGTTTCCTCCATCACGGCTCGCCTTCACGGACGTGAGGCGAGAGTCGTCGAATGCGGGCACCGCGGTCAGCGACACCTCGCGCAGCGCCGCCTGGGTCACCAGGTACGCGCCGGGGTTCTGGGGGTCTGGCTGCACGTCGGCGTCCCGGAAGTCGACGCCGATGCTCAGGCCGTCGAGGACCTCGTCGGCGGCAAGCGCCAGGGCCTCGTCGCCGGACCGGCCGGCGCTGACGTGGAACGTGGCGACCAGGCCGTCGTCGGTCTCCTCGAGGCGGACCGCCTTGCCGATCGCCGAGGAGTTGACGTGGTCGCGCAGCAGCTTGACCCGGTTGACGTGGCCCCACTTCACGCTGCCCCGGGCGAAGCGGTACCGGCGGCCGCCGGACTTGGCGACCTTGCCCCACGGGACCGCCAGCCCGGTGATCGTGCGGGCCTGCTGGTCGACGGCGAAGGACGCGTCCGGCTCGTAGTCGAACTCCAGGCCGTTCTCGCGGGCGAAGGTGATCGGGGCCGGGTCGGCGGCCTGGAGCTGGCCCACGGGCTCTCCCGTCGTGGATGGGACCCGCCGCGGTGGGAGCGAAGCGGCACTCGGGGCCGCGGCGGGAGTGTGGATGACGCGCGGCGGGAGGCCCTCGTTCTCGCGGATCTCGGCCGCGTCGGTGACGCCCATCCGCGAGTAGGTCTCCTGCACCTGGGCCCGGGTGAGCGGGTCGGCCTTGAGGTAGTCGTCGAGCACGAACCGCACGGTCACGCCGCGCTTGGTCACGTCCGGCATCCCGAGCCGGTCGGTGATCGCCCGCATGTACGGCGCCAGGACGTCGTTGACACGGTCCTTGCGGCGATCGATCGCGTTCTGGTAGACCCTCGACGTCGTGTTGATCCCGAGGTCCTCGGGGTCGATGCCGAGCATGTTGGCCAGGGCCAGATCGGCGCGCTGCTGCATCTGCACCAGCTGCAGCTCGACCGGCGTCGGATTCTGCACGGTGTTGTAGGTCATCGAGGCCGGCACGTAGCCGTCGACCCGCTCCCGGCGGGCCAGCGCCCACGCGTCGAGCGCGGCCCGAATGTCGTCGTCGGTGCCCGGGTCGGCGTTCGGGTCGGCCGGGCTGAAGTAGCCGCGCGCCTGCGGGTTGCTCGCGTACAGCGTGGCCGCCTGGTCGAGCGCGATCGCCCGCTTGATGGCGCCCTGGCCGGCCACCAGCACGGCCGGGTTGGGGCTGTCGAAGCGGATGACGTCCGACCAGGGCACCGGCTCGCCGGCCATCCACACCACGCCGGTCGTCGGCAGGCCCGACGGGAGGTAGCCGTGGTCGTAGCCGACGGGCGGGTTCATAGACACCTGGCCGGGCGCGTACCGCACCGCCGAGACCGGGTAGCCGTCCCAGCCGAAGCCGGTGATCCGCAGCCAGGCCTGGGCCTCGAAGAACAGGTCCTCGACGAGCTGGGCCAGGGTGACCACGTTCGGCACGTCGTCGTCGATCTGGCGCAGCAGCGGATGGTCCTGCACCCGGTTGTCGGCGTCGACGGCCTGCAGCGGCAGCGTGGAGATCGAGCAGATCATGTTCCGGCCGCGCAGCACGGCGGGCACCCCGAGCGCTTCCTCCCGACCACACCGGCCGAGTCCGGCCATCAGTCCCTCGATCAGCGTGTTGATCGGCTGATAGGGCTCGGTGAATCGGGCCGTACGCGGCTCGTCGAAGGTCCGTGGGCGCATGCCGAAGACCGCGCGAACGCGATCTCCGAAGGCCATGCCGGGATGGTACAACACCTAATACAAAACGACGAGGTTCCGTATTGGCCGTTGTCGCAGGTCACCTCACCGACGGCAGCACGACCCGGATACCGCCCGACGGCGCCGGAAGCGTCTGGGCCAGCCAGGCCGCGCCGGCCGCCGCGTAGACCGCGTCCGCGTCGCCCTTGCCCTTTCGCGTGAACACCCAGCCGTCGCCGCTCGGCAGCTTCTCCGCGAGCTCCACATCGGCGTCGAGCAGCGGATCGCCGGAGTGCAGCACCTTGCCGGCCGCGACCAGCTGCGCGAAGCCCATGCATACCTGCTTCAACTCGCCACGGATCTCCTGGATAGCCACCCCCGGCGGCGGCCACTGCCGGCTGCGAACCGTCGACAGCTTCGCGCCGACCGAGGCGCCCGGCCCGTTCGGCAGCCAGCCGAACGCCCGGGGCTTGACCTTGGCGACCAGCGCGGGCAGCTCGCGGGCAGCCCGGTCGGCGCACCCCGGGCCGTCCCAGGCCTCGACCGCCTCGACGCGCACCCGCCCGTCCGGCAGCTCGGCCGCCGCGTACGCCGTGCAGTGCTGCATCGACGGGGCGACGTCGAAGACCAGGGCGATCCGGCCGCGCACCTCGTCGAGGGTGCCCGGGTCGAGGCCTCGACCCCACGCCTCGAGGTCGATCGCGGCATCCACAACCGCACTGAACGACCAGATGTTCAGGTACTGCGCGGTGAAGCCGGCCATCGGGTCGGGGTCGTCGGCCTGCGGATCGGCCTCGCCGGCCAGCGCCTTCGCGTACTTGTCCGCAATCATCCGCCGCCGGTCCTCTGACCAGTGCGGCGACGCCGCGCGCCACACCTTCGGGTCGCCCGGGTCCGAGCCCTCCGGTGCCGCCCACAGCATCAGCAGCGTGTCGTCGTCCTCGCCGGCCAGTGCCACCTGCAGCCGCGACTTCATCATGCTGGTCGCCCGCCGGTGCGCCGTCGACGTCAGGTGCAGCTGCGGGGACAGCCGCTCCAGGATCGCCGGCTCCAGGCCCTCAGAGACCGTGTCCGGTGCGACGTCCCACCCCTCGTCGACGATCCCCAGGCAGACGTCGTAGCCGTAGACCGCCCGCTGGGCCCTGATCAGCCACCGGTCGCCGTCGGTCGTCTCCACGGCCTCCTTGCCGTTCGCCCGGCTCACCGTCCAACCGGCGACCTCCTCCGCCCACCGCCACGCGCCCCGCTGGATCTCCCGGCAGATCGCCACGTCGCTGCCGGTGTGGACGATCGTCTGCGTCTCGCCGAACAGCTCAGGGTGGGCCATCCGCCACAGCGCGACCCCGCGCACCCGGACCGACTTGCCCGCGCGGCGAGGAGCCGACTCCAGCACCACCCGGTGGCACAGCGACCCGTCCTCGCGATGCTCAAGTTGCCGAGTGATCGCCAGCGCCTGCCACCACCGCAGCCTGATCCGCTGCGACGACTCGATCCACGCGATCGCCTCGGCGCCGTACGAGCCGACCGCGTCGACGGGCGGCAGGGACATGGCCAGGGGCGCCGCCGCGTCGTCCGGAACGGCCAGGAACGGCCGCAGCCACTCATATTCGGCCAGCTGGGCCGCGTTCCAGGCCAGTTCGGTAGCCATATGGTCACCCTCGGGGAGAGAGAAAACGGACAGAGACGGGGTGTCCACCCCTCCCGGGGTCGGGAAAACCCGCAGGTCAGAGCGTTATGTATCTACCACTGTGTCATGCGCTTCGGCTGTGGTCGTGACAGCTTGGTCGGGTCACCAATGCGCAGGTTGCATGGTGTGCACGAGGCGAGCAGCCAGCGTGGGTCATCACCCAGTGCCTTGCCCCGTGTGTGGTGCACACAGTCGGCCTGTGTTGTGCACACACCGGGCAGGCGGAGCTGGCACAGGTACCCGTCCCGCACCAGCACCATGGCCCTGGTCCTGCGCCAGGCCCTGGTAGATCCGCCTGCCCACCCCCTGCTCATCAGTAGCCGGCCGCCTTGAGCAGGTCCATGAACTCCTGCCCGGTCATGACCACGGCCCACTCGCGCGGGTCGGTCTTGCGTGGGAGCTTGAACCACACGGCCGCCACCTCGGCCCCGTCGTTGGCCTTCTCGGCGGCGGCCTCGCGCAGCCACCCCGAGATGTGGAACTCCTTCTCGGCCTTCACCTCGATGACGACGCCGGGCACGCCGGCTACGTCGCCCCGGTCGGCTGATCCGGCCAGGGCCCGGCGTTCGGCGTGCGGCCACCCTCTGTCGATCAGGGTGCTGACGACGAGGCTTTCGGCTGCGGTGCCCTTGCGCTTGCTGGGGTTCACCGGGTCACCAGCGCCCAGATGGCGGCGGCCCACCCGATGGCGCACAGCGCGACGATGACGATCCGGTAGGTACGCAGCGACATGGCTCAGCTCTCCTTCGGCGGGGTGATGGTGAAGCCCTGCGCCTGCAGGAGCTCCATGGCATAGCCGAGGTGACGCTGGCAGATGAGGATCTCGCCGGCGGGGTCGACGGCCTCACCGGTGCAGCGGTTGGCGTACCGGCTGTAGAAGCGGCATTGGGCTTTCGGGTCGGGCATCTCTTTCTCCTGTTCCACGGGCGGTCTCGCGGTCGAGGCTGGGAGGTGAGTCTCATCGGTCTCACCTATAGGTGAGTGAGACCGTGAGACTCACAACTCCCATCTATGCCTGGGTCTCATGAGACCGAGTGAGACCGCATGAGACTCGGCTAGAGCTGGGGCTTGTGGACGAGGCGGTAGCGGCGCACGCTTCCCTCGCCCTTGGACTCCACGTGACCCTGTCTTTCCAGGGCTTTTGCGTTGCGGTGGAAGGTCGGCTTAGTGACGATCTTGGAGTCGACCAGCGTGCTCACGGAGACCCAGTCGGTCTCATGCGAGTCCCACCACTCGACGAGCATCTTGCGCACGGCGGGCTGTCCAAGGTCGACGGTCAGAGGGCCATGGATGAGACTCAGAATCGCCGAGTCGTCATAGGCCACAAGGCGCAGTCGGAACGGGTCGAACTCGGGTGCGTCCTTCTGCTTCGGGTTGGAGATCGTCAGGATCTCCTGGTCCTTTTCGACCTTGATCGTGGTGGTCGCCGCGCCGTCGATCGCCACCGCGCCGCGCAGGTGGTCCCCATCGCGCCCGGTGTGGTGCACGGTCAGGACGCACGCCTTCGACGACTTGCGCAGTCGCTCGATGCGGTCAACCAGCTGGCCCATCTCGGTGTTGGAGTTCTCCTCCATGCCGACGCTGATGCGGGCCTGGGTGTCGACGACGATCAGGACGGGCTTCAGCTCGGCGGCCAGGTCGACCAGGGCCTGCCACGCGGTTGCGTTGCTCGCCTGCACGGCGACCGGCAGGAAGTGGACGCCGGTCATCTTGCGGCGCATCGAAGCCTCCCAGGCCCGTACGCGCTGCTTGATGCCCGAGGCGCCCTCGGCGACCAGGTAGAGCACCGGACCCGACTCGATCGGCCCGAAGCCCTGCCACTGCTCGCCCGTGGCCACACACCCGGCGATGTCGAGCGCGACGAAGCTCTTGCCGCACCCGGGCCGGCCGAACAGCCACGCCGGGCTGTCCTGGTAGAGCAGGCCGGGCACGAGCGGCGTCGGCGGCGCGATGGAGTCGAGGCCGTCGGTGTCGAGCAGCTGGGCCCGCAACTGCTCCAGCATGCTCGGCGCTACTGATCGATTTTCCTCGGCGTTCTGATCAGTAGCGCGCTTGAGGCTGGGGTCGAGCTCGCCGAGCCAGTCCGAACCGTCGTCGTCGCGACCGCGCGCCTCGAGCTCGGACTGGGTCTGTCCCCGCCCGCAGTGCTCGCACCGGTCGCCGACGAAGACGGTCCGCGGCGTGTCGTGGAGATAGCAGGTCCAGACGTTCACCGCTTGCTCCGGCTGACCCATTCCGACCCGTAGGTGTCAGCGATGTAGCGGTCCATGTCCCGCTCGGACTGGTGCCGTCGGCTCGCCCGGTTGGAAGCGATGCGCTCGCCCCGGTCCGCGTCTACGGTGGGTTCGGTGGCCGGGGTGTTACTGGCACCCCGGGCACCCCCATTGCTGGTCGTCACTGGGCACCACCGGCCAGCAGCGCGCGGACCCGCTCGCGCTTCTCGGGCGACAGCTCCGGCAGCTTGGCGGCGACGGCCTTCGCGGCCGCGATGATCCGGGCATCCGCCAGCTCGCGGCGGTAGTGCTCGGCGGCCTCATGGTCGCCTTTGAGCGACGCGATGCCGATCTTGCTCCTGAAATGGCCGACCTCTGGGTCGACCTGGCGCGTGGATGCCACGCCGGCTCCTATTCCGGAGCCGTGACCAGCGCTTTTGGGTACGTCGATCTAGCCCGGTCCGTGCATTCCACGGCCTAACGGGCTAGGCTCGGCACCCGAGTGAGCAACGTTGGCGCGTTGCTCACCGGCACTGGGCCACGGTCCAGCTGTAGGCCCGGCCGGTGGACTCTTCGAGGAGATGCCGGCCGGGCATCCCTATCTTGTAGAGACGACCCTAGCGGGCAACGCGCGTAAACCCTAACGACGAGACCTAATTTTCCCCGTGTCTCGGACCCGCGTAATTGCGCCGCTACATTCGGTGTTCGAAGGGTGTTCTAATCGACGTTGCGCTATTTAGCGTCTAAACGTCGTTGAAGGACGACGGTCCATGTCGCATCCGTGCAACACGTTGTCAGCTAAGGACTTACACGCAGGTCATGGGTTCTGTGCCGTCTGATGGGCTTCATGTAGATCATGCGGACCCATGCAGTCAGAGGCCTACCCTCTACACGGGTAGGAAACCCAACTGACAAGCATTCTGTCAACGTCAGGAATGACGGGCTAACGTTGATTACATAGGGCTACGCATATTCAGCCGAATATGCGCTAGCGACATCATTGCGGTGTCGTAGAGCATCAAACGCGATCACCGGCCACGCGGGACGTGACGCTACGTGATCGTGATGCAGGCCGGATCGAAGTAGCTCTCCCCCGGCTTCCAGCCCGGCCGCCGGCCCTTCTTCGCAGGTTGGATCGTGATCGTCATCAGCAGGTCGATGATCGCGCGCTTGCGGTCGAGATCGAGCCCCTCCCACACCGCACCCGGATTCGGGGCGTCCGCGACGCCGGAGAGGGGCGATCCCCGCCCGGCCGCCGCCTTCAGCGCGGCTATCTCTTCGAGGCGCTCACGCAGCCTCTGGGAGCGCCGCGCAAGGGTCCGCTCGTCGATGTCGAGATTGTCGGCCAGGGCATCGAGACGCTCCCGACCCGTCGTCTCCTCGGCGATCAGCGCGGGTAGGTCGATCTCGGGTGATGCCGGCCGCATCAGCTCGACGGTGTCCGGCCGCTTCAGCCGCTCGACGACGACCAGCGACACGTACGCCTCCAGCTCGGCGGCGTTGCGGCCGACGTGCTTGCCGTTGCTGCATACGTAGCTCGGCACCGAGCCGCGGTGACGCGAGCTGGCCAGCATGCTCACCAGCACCGTCTCGCCGCACACCCCGCACCGGGCCAGCCCGGAGAGCAGCCACTTGCGGGCGGGCGAGAGCGTGGTGCGCCGGGCCGGGTCGGTGACCATGGCGACCAGGGCGCGCCACTTCTCCTCGGCGACCAGGGGTGGCCACTCGGCCTTGCCGATGATCTGGCCGCGGTGCTCGCGCAGCCCTGCGTTGCGCGGCCGGACGAGGACCTTCTTCAGCTCGCTCGGCGTCCAGGCCCGCCCGGTCGAGGTGACCGCGCCGTCCTCGTTGAGCCGGGCAGCCTGCCCGCGCAGGCTGCTGCCCAACAGGATGTTGTCGGTGGTCTCGACTACGATGCGCGCCTCGTCGGGCCGAACCGTCACGCCGTCGGCCTCGTAGCCGAACGGGCGCCGGCCGCCGCCCCATTCCCCGGCCGCCGCCTTCTGCTGTTTGGCCGCCTTCTGCCGCTCGATCTGGTGGTCTACCTCGTGCCGGGCGACGGCACCAACGATGCGGGCGACCATCTGGCCCGCCGCGTTCGCCAGGTCGATCTCCCCGGCGGTGGCCGTGTGCGTCGGGACGGCGCGTGCCTTGCAGACCTTGATGTACTCCTCCAGCTCGGCGGGGCTGCGGTGGAGGCGGTCGGTGTGCCAGGCGATCACGGCATCGATCTCGCCCGTGCCGATCAGGTCGAGCAGCTGCAGGTAGCCGGGCCGCGGCTTGCCGGAGTAGGCGGACAGGTCGTTGTCGACCAGCACCAGGACGACGAGCAGGCCCAGGCGCTCGGCCAGGCGGCGGCAGTCGGCTTCCTGGCGCTCGACGCCCAGGCCGGCGCCGATCCGGTCGCGGGAGATGCGGCAGTAGATCGCGGCTCGCCTCATGGCCGGTTAGTATGCCATAGCTTGACGATCGACCTGGCGAAGAGTAGACATTCACTCACTTACAAAGATCGGGCCCGGACGCAGCGATTGCAGCGCTGGCCGGACCCTTGGACGCCCCGGGAGGCATCCCATGAGCACCGTACCTACAGAAGACACCAGGCGCGACGACTGCCCGGAGTGGTGCATCGAGGACCACAGCGCCGACGACGAGCGAGACGACATCGTCCTGCACCGCGGCGCCAACCACGTCGACGGGATCCTGATCGGCCTCCTGCCCGAGGAGCACCGGCACCGCCTCGACGTCCGGGTCACCTCGACCACGAACCTGCTGCCGGATGAGGAGGGCGAGGAGCCCACCCTCTACGTCCAGGTCGAGGCGCAGCTGACCACCTGGCAGCAGGCGGCCGAGCTGGCCCGCACGATCCTCGACGGATTCGGCTACCTCAAGGGCGCCTGAAACCCGTCGCCGCGCGACGGATTCCGCACGCGCTTGCGCAATTCCGCGGCCCGTCCCACGTGTCCGAACCCGGACACCTCGGGGCGGGCCGTTCCACGTGACGCGGGCCGGGATCGAACCGGCGACCTCTGGGTTATGAGCCCAACGAGCTTCCGACTGCTCCACCGCGTGCCTACGAGGCTATTCGCTCTCGGGGTCCTCGGCCAGCTTCGGCCGGCTCGCCATCCAGCGGTCGACGTCCTCGATGAGCCAGACCTGGATGTTGCCGGGCAGCGTGTCGAACGGCTCGGGGAAGTTCAGGCGCCGGTCGTTGGCGACGGCCAGGGCCCTCTGCCGGGTGACACCGAGCAGGTCGGCGATGTCCCCGGTCGTGTAGAGCTTCCGCTTTCCCGGCACGTTGATCACCGTACGTACCAGGCATGTTTACCTTGGGTCGAACACTGGTATTTACCATCGACAACACCAGGGGTAACCTCTGCCGTCAGGAGACGGCGGGTGGTGGAACCGCTGACCACCGCCCGCCGCCGCCCTCCATCAGCGGGGAGGCAACGCGTGAGCCCAGAAGAGCAGCACCAGGGCGCCGTCGACGCGGCGCGGGAATGGCGCGACGAGCAGCGCCAGCGGGTGGACGCCTACATCGACTCCAAGCTCCCGGCCAAGGGCGAGCACATCGAGATCGTGTGGCCGGGCGCCGCGCACAACTTCGTCATGATTTTCCTGCGTGTCGACCACAGGATGCTGGGTGCCCCCGAGGGGTGGACGTTCCTGCACGGCCGGCTCGTCGAGCCGGAGAACTGGCACGGGCGTCAGTGGAGCTTCATGGTCCATTGGGTCGAGAGCAAGGACGACGAGGGCAACGACACCAGCCGGTGGACGATGCTGCCGATGGGCGGCAGGCTCTCCGACGTCACGATGTGAGCGAACTGAGCCGAAAAGGCTCAGCTGAAACGGCCCGGCCAGAGGGAGCGCATCTCCCTGGCCGGGCCGTTCGTCATTGCAGGGCGTCGACCTTGGCCTCGACACGGGCGAGCGCCTGGCCGAGGTGCTGGATGACCTCCCACGCGGTCTGCCGGCCGCCCTTGGGGTCCAGGCCGTCGGGGATGCCCTGGGCGAGCGCAGCCGCGCCGATCTTGTTGGTGCTGGTGCCGTCGGGCTTGCCGTCGGCCCCGTTCATCGGGGTGCCGGCGGTCAGCGCCTTGACCACCTCGGCGGCGACGGCCTTGACGTCTGCTTCGGTCAGGGGCATGAAGTCCTCCAGGTGCCAGGTGGCGGTCGAGGTGTTCCCGGTGTGGTCGTGCCGGGCGGAGAAGTGGGCGTGGCTGGTGTGGGGGTCGCTGGTGCCGGTGTAGGTCTGCCAGGACCAATTGGTCCCGCGGGAAGCGATCCGCCGGTTCCAGATGATGTATTCGAGCCGGGAGTCCCCGCGCAGGCTCTCGACGATGGACGAAAATTCGTCCGGCCACGGCCCGGTCGAGTCGATGTCGAGCGCGAGCACCCGGCCGGCGGAGTCCGGGTTGTGGTCGCTGGTGCGGGCCTGGTGGGCGGTGTCGCCGATCCAGCCGTCGGCGCCCTTGTCGCGGTGCGGGGACAGCGCGTTGAACTCGGCCCGGAGCGTGGCCAGGCAGGCGACGAGGTACGGGGACGTCACTTGATCACTCCCTGGTCGCGTAGTGCAGCTATGGCCCGGGCGGCGCCGGTCTCGGCGGCTTCCTCCATGGCGGCCGCGATCCGGCCGTCGAGCTCGCCGTTGACTCGCTTGGCCACGGTGGTGAGCGTCGCGGTCTGCGCGGTCGTCTCGGCGTGCAGGTCGTCGACCTTGCCGGCCACGGCGCCGCCGATCGCCGCTCCGCCGCCGACGGTGATCAGCAGGCCGGCCGCGGCGAGGATCTCGCCGGAGCCCCAGTCGGTGAGCGCGGCCAGGGCGACCATCACGACGCCGATCACGCCGAGGAAGGCGACCGCGGGCCAGGTGAGCTTGTTCATGACTCGGTCGGGACCGACCGATTCAGATCCACCGACAGGCCGGAGATCTGGATCGGCCCCTCGGTCAGATGGGTGGCGATGAAGTCGCACCCGGCCAGCGCCCGGGCGAGGGTGTTCACGTCGTGATCCTCGACGTCGGCGAACCACCCGAGATCGACCGAGATGCTCATGGACTGGTTCGCCGAAGCGACCAGGTTCATCTTGACGACTGCCATCTTGACTCCTCCGTACGTGGCGCTTCAGGGGCTTGCTAGATCGACAGGTACGGTTCGACCTCGATCTTGCGGTTGTAGATCTGGCAGGTGCCCGCGCCGTTGATGACTCTGTACATCACGACCACGTTGTACGTGCTGCCCGGACTCAGGCCCGTCAGCCGCCGGTAGTGCGTCGCCTGAATGCGGTCACTCGCACCGGGCCCGCACTCCAGAGCGCTGGCGTCTGCTGCCGCCGAGATCACCGAGCCAGAGCCGATCGTGGCGCCCGCGGCCACCTGCAGGCTCATGCCGGTCGTGCGGCCGGACGTGTCGTTCTGGAACCGACCCGTCAGCCACAGCTTCACCGCGCCCGACGGCGGAGCCACGAAGGTCAGCCCGCACACGTTGGCGCCGGTGATGTAGGTGATGCTGGTCTGGTTGTTCTCGCCCGTGGTTTGTTCCACGTACACGCTCTTCGAGCTGTCGACGATGGCCTGCACGTCGGTGTCGACCGCGGCGGCCAGCGAGGACATGTCGCCCGGGATGTCGACGTCGTCGGACAGCGTCGGGTAGGGGTAGCCGCGGCTGGTCGTTGCGCTCATGTCGTGCGACTCCACTTCACGGTGAGTTGGAACGAGGCCGAGTAGTGGCTGCGGCCGTCGAGGATCACGTACGGGGAGCTGGCTGCGATCGCCAGGCCGCCGGCGGTGCCGTCGACCATGGCCTGGGCCCAGCTGGTGGGGATGGTGACGGCGGTCGACTGGCCCCAGCGCAGGTTCGGGCCGTCCGTTGACGAGGTGAGAGTCGGTGCCCCGGACGGGCGGGTCTTGTTGGTGACCAGCCACAGCGTGGTGTCCTGGGCGGCGGTGATACCGCCGCTGCTCTTGCGGCGCATTTTGATCGAGGCGGCGGTGACGGTGGCGCCGGCCAGCGACCGCGGGCCCGACCCGTAGAACGCGCAGCCCCGGTGCAGGCCCTGGCCGCCGTACTGCCCCTGGTAGAGATCGTCGTTGTCGCCGCGCCAGCCGACGAACACGGTGCTGCGGTAGGAGCGGGTCTCGACCGGGGTGAACACCTTGGTGCCGGTGACTGTGACGGGCTTGGGCGGTGGCGGCGGCGGGTTGTCCGGCTGGTCGGCCACGGTGCCGGTGTCGAGGCGGCACACGGCGACCCAGATGCCGCCTGCCCGTACGAACGCGACCCGGTCACCGGCCGCGAACGTCACGTCCCGGGCGGCCTGCATCACGGTGTCGACGCCGGCCACGGTCACGGTGAGCAGCCCGGACAGCTTGGCGGCCTTGGCGATGCCGACGCCGGACGGGACCCCGGAGAGGCTGACGCGGTTACCCGCGGCGTCGCTCATACGGTGCTCACCACCTTGAGCTGCATCGACCCGGGGAAGTACGGCAGGGTCGGGATCGCCTCGACGGTGCACAGCAGGCCGGTCACGTGATCGGTGGTGACGAGCACCGGGTCGCCCAGCTCGATCGTGGGGTCGGGCATGGCGGTGATGGTGAACCGGCGCAGGACGGCCTCGCGCATCTTGCGCCGCAGCACGGTCTGGGCGGCCGCGGTGCACTGCGCCACGGTGGTCAGCAGCGGCGAGGAGTAGCCGAACGGCACAGGCAGCGGGTTGGCCGGGCCGAGCCCGTACGCCCACGCCCCGTTGGTGACGATCGCCTGCCCTCGCACCTCCCCGCCGTCAGCGGCCTGCCCGGTCGCCACGACCACGTTGAAGCCGCCGTCGCGCGAGCTCGAGCCGCCCGCGGCGATGACCGTGCCGCCGCTGCCGTTGGTGAACGAGCGGACCGCGTCGGCCGCGGTCGGGACGGCGTCAGGCAGGATGTCGGCCCAGCCGCCGGCGTTCATCCGCAGCACGGCCGGCCACGCGTCGAGGAGCTCGCCCAGGGCGCCGAGCCGGTCGGAGTCCCAGTTGACCGCGCTGGCAGGCACCGACCGGTCGGCCGGGGCGTCGTCGAGGTTGAGGGTCAGCGCGGGCTCGACCAGCTGCCGGATGGTCGAGACGATGGTGCCGGACGGCTGGAACGGGGCGGCGAACTTCGCCTCATCGATGAGCGCCAGCAGGCCGACGCAGGTCACCGACAGCGTGAGGCCGTCGTCGTTCTCCTCGGTCTCCTGGATGAGGTACTCGCCGCGCTGGAAGAACTCCATCCCGTCGGCGCCCTTGCTGACGCCGATGGAAATCTTCAGGGTCTGCCCGCACGCCTTGAGCGGGTCGTCGTCGTTGACCGGCGTCCAGTCGATGCCGTCGCGCCGCTTCGGAACGGTGAGGGTGATCCGCTCGGGGACGGTCAGCGTGCTGTCACTCTCCTCGGTGGCGGCCGTCACCGGGACGTCGTCGGCCAGCAGCTGGTCGCCGAGCCAAGACTGGACCTGCACCCGGGCCGTAAAGGTGCCGCCGTCGATGATCGACCGGACGGTGTCCGAGACGGCGATCATGCGAGGTCCGCCTGGGCCAGGTCGAGGTAGGTCGGGTAGTCGCCGGCCAGGTCGAGGTAGGTGCCGGGCGTGTACGCATCGGCCAGCTGCTGATAGGTAAACCCCCGGGCGGCCAGCGCCGCCGGCCAGCCGTCGCATTCGGCGAACTCGATCGTGACCAGCCGCTCCTGCTTGCGGCCGTCCTGCAGCCACCGCCGGGTCGTCCAGCCGTCGACCATCAGGTAGGCGTCGATGCCGTCGTATCCGCCCGGGCCGCGCAGCTGCACGATCGCCTCGGTCGCCTGCTCCAGCAGGAATATCAGCTGGTCGTAGGCGGTCGTGTTCGCCACGAACAGCTCGTAGCTGCCCTCGTCCTGGCCCGGGTCGCCGGTCACTGCGAGGTTGCGGCCACCGACCCGGGCCCGGAAGCTGTCGCGTCCGTTGGTCATGTCGCCGGCCGCGCCGATGACGACCTCGGCGGCCGATCCGGTGATGGCGTCGGTGAGCGCGAGCTTGCCGCCGGGCAGTTCGTAGGTCGCGGTGGCCGACGTGTATTCGGCGGCCTCGACGACTGCGACGTACGCGACGGGCACCCCGAACGGGAGTTCGGCGTCGGTGATGACCAGGGCGGTGTCGGTGACCGCGTCGACGTGGCTGGCCCGCACCAGCGTGCGCTGCCCGGCAACCACCCTGTAGACGTCGACCGTGTCGCCGACGGTCAGCCCGGTCAGCACGACCTGCACGCGAGGCGGCCACACGTCCTGCTCGTTGAGGGCGATCGCGGCCGCCGGCTTGAGGGCGAGCAGCAGGCCGCGGGAGATCGCCGACGCACCGCCGGTCACGGTCACGCTCGAGGCGCCGATGTCCGTCTCGGTCGTCTGGATCTGATAGCCGAGCCACTGCAGAGCGTCGTCGCCGGTCGTCGTCGACGTGGTCCCGACCGCGGTCCACCCGGCCGGGGTCGTCACCGAGGTGGCGTCGTCCTGCTTCCACAGCGCCATCAGCGCCGCGTACTTGTCCTCGGGTATGTCCAGGGCCGGGTAGGCGATGTTCTGGGCGCTGGTGTTGAGCTGGGCGGCCGAGACGGACTGGCTGAGCGCGTCGGTGGCCACGCCGCGGAACGCGACCACCTGGGCGACGGTGTCGGCGTTGCTGACCCCGCCGGTGAAGCTGATGGTCGGCGCGGTGACCGAGCCGTTGTAGAACCGGCCGAGCAGGGCCGCGTTGCCGGAGACGACCAGCGGCGTCCACCCGGCCGGGGTGTTCACCGTGCCCGTGCCGCTGTTGCGGATCGACGCGAACGCCAGCAGCAGATCCCCGGCAGCCAGCCCGGACGGCAGCGCCGGGGTGCGCGAGGTGTTGCTGCCGGTCGACGCGGCCCCGGCGCCCACGTAGGTGATCGTCATCGCCGGCCTACCTTCTGCCGCCACGCGTCTCGCCGGCTGGCCGCGCCGATCGCCTGCTCGGTGTAGGCGCGGAACGGCCGGCCGTCCAGGTTGATCCGGGTCTCGATCGTGCTGGCCACGTGAACGTCGCGGGCCGGCTCGGCCGAGCTCTGCCCGGTCGCGGCGAACGCGAAGCTGTTGTCCGCGGCGAACAGGTGCTTGAACCCGGCGACGGCGCTGTTGACCCGGGCGACCACGGAGCTGATGTTCGTCTGGATATCGATGTAGACGCTCTTGCCCCGGACCCCCTGGATGTCCTTGTCCAGGTTGCGGACCTTGGCCTGCGCGCCCTCGGTCGCCGCGTGGAACGCCGTGTCCTTCTTCGACGGAATCCCCAGCAGCTGCTTCGCGTACGCCTCCGCTTGCGCCTTGGTCGCCCCGAGCTGGCGGGCCGCCCGGATCAGGGCCGCCCGGTTGTTCTCCGAGATCTGCGTCGACTTCGCAGTCTCACCGTTGGCCTGCACCTCGCTGTCGTAGCGGGCGCGCAGCGCGTCGGCCACCCCGGAAAGGACCTCCCGGTTCGCTCGGCCTTTCTCCGTATTGGCGTCCAGGGTCTTGCCGTTGGCCTTGGCCGATTCGGTGACCTTGTCCAGAGCTTCGCCTACCCGGGTAGCCGAGTCGAACAGGTTCTTGCCGGCGTTGGCCGCGTCGTCGATCTGCTGGGAGTACCAGTTGACCGCGTCGGCGGAGATCGTCGC